GTTTATTATAAGACTGAAGCATTACCATAATACTTTTTTTAGCTATTCCATAAGGAGCATTAGTTTCTTCTGGATATCCTTCCCATATAGATTCTTCAACGAATGGGGCCTTACAAAATTTTGGATACGAACAAACTGTACCAACAAAAACAAATTTATCCAGATTAAATATACGGGCGTTTTCGACCATATTAATTCCCATAGCCATATTAGCATAGAAAAATCTTCCGGGATTGGCCATATTTGCCCCTATCCCACCAACCTCTGCTGCTAAATGAATAACAGCATTAGGTTGATAGGTAGAATATAATCTTTTAACATCATCATTATTGGTAAGGTCAAAATCCTTTTTTCTACATATAAAAACCTCATCATATTTAAAAGAACTATTATATAATGACCCTATAACAGATTTGCCCAAAAACCCAGATCCCCCAGTTACTAATATTTTCATCTATTAGGCCCCTATTCATTCTTAGTATTAACTGGCCCACCTAATACTTGGCTTACCTTGCGGGGCCTTCCTCGGGGTTTGCTTAGATGTAGCTTTCGTCGTTGTCTCCTAATCATAGAGGTTGTAACAGACTGAGAAGACAACTGAGTTAACTTTTTAGCAAGATCCTCATCAGATATGGTACTATGATAATTCTTTATATAGTCAGTTTCATCATTTGTCCACTTTTTATAATTTCTCATATAAATGATCCTTTTGGTGTTATTAATGTTGACAAAAAACCAGATTCCTGTAATATAATATATATTGACAACTTTCGCGCAAGGAACAAAAAATGTCTAACATAGATTTTGATATAGTAGGATCAATTTTAACAGTAGTTTCATCTTCTGGAATAGATAGTAATATACAAAAAGACTTAGAAATGCCCCAAGGCAAAAGCATAGCGGAATTATTAAATGGCCAAAAAGAAATCCCCAAAACAGATAATATCGAAGAATAATGATATTCCTAATACTCTACCCAATAATGTTAAACAAGAAGACTTCTTAATAGTTCTAGATAATATATCAAAAAGATTAGCGAATAAATTCAGATTTGCATACCATAATTTTGATGATATGAAACAACAAGCAGCTATTTTTGCATTAGAAGGATTAGAAAAATACGATAATAGTAGGCCACTAGAAAACTTCTTGTGGACCCATGTTAGGAATAGACTATTTAATTATAAAAGAAATAATTATCAAAGACCAGATAAGCCATGCTTAACTTGTCCATTATATGACAAAGCATATAGGAGCTCTAATAGTCAATGTTTAAAATATTCAGACAAGTCAGAATGTGACCTATTTTCATCTTGGTCTACTAGAAATGAAACTAAAAAAAATATAATTCAACCAGCAACAATAGAGAACGACATATTCTTTTGTGAAAATACTAATACAATAGATAATATAAATAAAAAAGAGATCATTAATTTTTTAGATATTAATATACAGAGTGAATATAGAGAATCTTATTTAAGACTCAAACATGGAACTAAAATACCAAAACAGCAACTAGAAAAATTGAAACTACATATAGCTAAAATAATGGAGGACTCTCAGTGGAAAAATATAAACCACCAAGAAAACGAGGACAGCTAAGTTTGGATGAGGAAAAATTCATATCAGATAATATTAATACTCTAACAATAGAAGACATTGCTAGTCATCTTAATCGTAATGTTGCTCCTATAAAAAGATATATTGGGGAAAATAAGCTAGCTAATAATGAAGATGATGATAGTGAATCTTTAAGATATAAATTGCACAGTAAAATATTTTGGAAAGAAATTAAAAGACAGTTTAATGATACTGATGGTGAGTTAGAATATTTTGAAGATACGTGGATTAATCTAATAAAACAATTTAGAGAAGATGTTTTACCAGCAGAAGAACTTCAGATTAAGCAATTTATAACAATAGATATATTAATTAATAGAAGTATGAAAGAAAGAAAAAGACATATCGAAGAAACAGCTAAGTTACAAGGTGAAGTTGATAAAGAATATAATAAACCGGAAGACACAAGAGATGTTGCGAGACTAATGAATCTAGAAACACAATTAAGTTTTGCAAGAAATAGTATAGCTAATTATACTAATGAATATACGAAGCTTTTAAATGAACAGCAAAAAATAAGCAAGGATCTAAAAGCAACTAGAGAACAAAGAATCAAAAGGGTTGAGGACGGAAAAAGTAGTTGGGTGGGATTAATAAGAATGTTGGAAGATGAAGAAATTAGAGAACGAGAAGGAAAAGAGATGGCAATTATTGGATTAGCAACAGACAGATCAAAAGCTCTCTTACAGCAATATCATAACTTTCAAGATAATACTATTGACAGACCTTTTTTAACATCAGAAACAGTAACGGAAATATCAAAAGATGAAAAATAAAACGAGCATCATTTCGGGGGTATCAGGCCAAGACGGGTCATATCTAGCAGAGTTTTTATTAGATCATGATTATAGGGTCTTTGGACTTTATAGACGAACGAGTAATTATAATTTGTCTAGAATTCATCATCTTTTAAATAATCCCCAGTTCAAATTGATCGAATTTGACTTAACAGATCCAGCATCTTGTAACAATGTAATGAAAGATATTAAGCCTGATGAATTTTATAATTTAGCAGCTCAAAGTCATGTTGGAACATCTTTTAAACAACCTACTAATACTTTCCAGGTTAATACTATGGGAGTTGTTAATATTCTAGAGGCCATTAGAGATTCTTCACCTGCAACAAAATTTTATCAAGCAAGTACTAGTGAGATGTTTGGACATAATTATGATATAGATTCTGCTGATGGTTCTAAATATCAAGATGAACTTACGGCATTTTTTCCACAAAGTCCTTATGGAGTATCAAAGTTGGCTTCTCATAATATGACCAGAATATATAGAGATGGATACGGAGTCTTTGGGTGTTGTGGAATTCTATTTAATCATGAATCTCCACGAAGAGGGGTAGATTTTGTAACTAGAAAAATAACCAAATGGATTGGAGAATATCTTCATTGGTGCGAGAAACATGCGATCCGTACAGATAAAACAGTATCATCAGAAGATAACCTATATTTAGTAGATGTTTGGTCAACAGATGAAGAAAATAAATTCCCCAAACTTAAACTTGGTAATCTATCAGCAAAACGAGATTGGGGACATGCTAAAGACTATGTTAAGGCTATGTGGCTAATGTTGCAGAAAGATACTCCAGAAGATTATATAGTTGCTACTGGAGTTACCAAATCGGTAGAAGATTTTTTAACAGAGGCTTTTCGTTATAGTTCCTTGGGAGATTTTAATAATTACACTATAATTGATAAAGATCTATTTAGACCAGCAGAGGTAGAGTATCTTAGAGGGTCTTCTACTAAGGCTCGTGTACATCTTGGTTGGACACCAGAAACATCTTTTGATGAATTGGTACATGATATGGTAGATCATGATATGGTGGATCATGACAGAAACAATATTAATGTTTAGAAATTTTAAAGATCCACAATATATAAAATGGAGAAAAGAAGTATATACAAGAGATCATCATTGTTGTCAATGGCCTGGATGTAAAATTAAGAATAAACTAAATGCGCACCATATTAAAAATTGGGCTCAATTCCCAGGACTAAGATTTACAGTAGACAATGGTTTAACCTTATGTAAAAATCACCATAATCAAATTAAGGGTCAGGAAGAAATTTATGCTGGAGTATTTCTTAAAATAGTAAAGGATAATAATGACAAAAGAAAATGATTTTATTATTGTCGTAGATACTAGAGAACAACAGCCGTGGGCTTTCGAGGAATATGTTACCGCACATAAAAAGCTAGATACTGGAGACTATAGTATCGAGGGACTAGAAGATATATTAACGATAGAAAGAAAAAAGAGCGTTAGTGAGATAGCTAATAATATAACAGAATCAAGATTTAAAGATGTTGTAGAAAGATTATCTAATATTAAATATTCTTTTATATTGTTAGAATTTAACCTAGAGGATATTCTATCTTATCCTAATGGTTCTACCCTGCCTAAAAAAATATGGACTAAAGTTAAAATAACACCACAATTTATTATTAAACACATAATAGAGCTACAATTATATCATAATATTAAAATACTATTTTGTGGATCATCTAATAATGCTGCTAAAATGGCTACTTACATCATGAAAAAGGTAAACTATATTGAAAGACTCAAGAAAAAAGATATTTGAAGATGCGTGGCTTAATCTAGGAGATATATCTCTTATTGACATTGATCATAATTTAATGATCAACAGATCTAAACAAGATATAGAAAATCCAGATCTTCATCTTATAAGAATTTTAAGAAATCCAAAATATATAGGATCAACCTGTAAACTATTATTTGGCATAGAGTTACATCCTATACAAGTAGCTATATTACAAGAATTTTGGAATAGACCATTTCCAATGTTCATTGCATCAAGAGGATTTGGTAAGGCACTATCTCCTGATACTCCTGTATTGTCTATTGATGGATGGAAATCCATAAAAGATATAGTTATTGGAGACAAGGTTTATGGATCTAATGGATATTTAACAAGTGTTACTGGAACAACTATAGAACAGAAAAATTTAAAGTTTTATAAAATCACTCTAAGAGATAATAGAACAATAAGGTGTTGTGAAGATCATCTATGGAAAGTTTGGGATAAAAATAAAAACTACCTGAAAGAAGAACCTGTTTACAGTACCCTATCTACTAAGGAGATGGTAGACAACTATTATTGGGACAGAAAGGGAGACAAGAGTAATGGTAAGGAATATAGATTTGCCCTTCCTATTAATAAACCTATACAAGGATGGCCAAAAATTGACCATATAATAGATCCATACATAGTCGGAGTTCTTTTGGGAGATGGCTGTCTAACACAGAAAACAATTACTATTAGCTCACAGGATCAAGAAATTATAGATAAGATTAATAAGCTTCTGCCAACAGGATATGTGGTAGCTAAGCATAAATCTTCAGTATATTCTTTTGGCATCAAGAGAATAGATAAAAAATTACCAACATTCTATAAGCTGTGTGAACAGATAGGAATATGGAAATGTAATTCTAAAACTAAGTTCATACCTAAAGATTACCAATTTTGTTCCATAGAGCAGAGACTAGAACTATTACGGGGACTAATGGATACAGATGGATATTCTGATAGAACCATAAAAGAATATTATACTATTTCAGACGAATTATCTTCAGACTTTTTGAATTTGGCACGGTCTCTAGGTCTTCAATGCAAGCATTCCATTAAAGAGGCTTGGATAAAAGATACTCAGTATTCTGATTGTCACCGTATATCAATCTATACTAATGAGCCAATTTTTTCTTTATCTCGTAAATTAGATTATTTAAATTATAGAGTATCTAAACAAGGACAGTCCAAATACCATAAAGTATTTATTACCAATATCGAAGAAGATGGATATGACAACGGTTACTGTATTGCTGTAGATAATCAAGATAAAACATATATTACAAAAGACTATATCGTAACTCACAATTCTTTTATACTCGCTCTATATTCAACTTTAAAATGTTTATTTAGTCCAGGTACAAAAATAGTTATAGTAGGATCAGCATTTAGGCAGAGTAAAATTATATTTGAATATATGGAAACTATATGGAGAAATAGTCCTATATTAAGAAGCATATTCAATGGTAATGATGATGGTCCACGAAGAGATGTTGATAGATGTACCATAAGGCTTGGAGATAGTTGGGCTATAGCTATTCCTTTAGGTGATGGTAGTAAAATTAGAGGTTTACGAGCACACATTATTATTGCTGATGAGTTTGCTTCTATATCTCCTGATATTTATGAAACAGTAGTATCGGGATTTGCTGCTGTGTCTGCTAATCCAATACAAAATGTTAAAGAATATGCTAAGAAGAAAGCTATGACAGATGCTGGATTATGGAATGATGAATTACAAGCTCTAAATGTTAAAATGGGTAATCAAGCTATTATATCAGGAACAGCAGATTATGGATTTAAGCACTTTGCCTCATATTGGAAAAGATATAAATCTATTATCGAGAGCGAAGGAAGTATTCAAAAACTATCAGAGATATTCAAGGGGGAAGTTCCAGAAAATTTTAATTGGAAAGATTATTCTATAATTCGTATTCCTTATGAATTAATACCTAAGGGGTTTATGGATGATAAGCAAGTATCTAGGGCTAAGGCTACTATTCATACTGCTATATATAATATGGAATATGCAGCATGTTTTGTATCTGATAGTGAGGGGTTTTTTAGGCGAAGCCTAATAGAGAGCTGCGTAGTATCCGATCAAAAACCTATCATCCTAAATGATAAGCCGATAATGTTTGAATCTGCCATAAAGGGAAATGCATCTTACCAATATGTATATGGGATTGATCCTGCTTCAGAGCAAGATAATTTTAGTATTATAATAATAGAGATACATAATAATCATTCGAGAATAGTATATTGTTGGACTACCAATAGAAATAACTTTAAAGATAGACAAAAAACAGGACTAATTAAAGACCACGATTTTTATGGTTTCTGTACTAGAAAAATTAGAAATTTAATGAAGGTATTTCCATGTACTAGAATTGGTATTGATGCTCTAGGTGGAGGAGTAGCTATTGAAGAATCTCTTCATGATCCAGCAAAATTGGAAGAAGGAGAAAATCTAATATGGCCTATTATAGATCCAGATAAAAGTAAAGATACGGATGATCAAGCTGGTTTACACATATTAGAACTAATACAATTTGCTAGAGTAGAATGGACAGCTCAAGCTAATCATGGATTAAGAAAAGATCTAGAGGACAAGATTTTATTATTTCCTAGATTTGATAATTTAACATTAGGACTAGCTTTAGATAAAGAAGGACAAGATATATTAGAATCTGAACTCAATCCGATATATGATACTAATAGTGAATGTATATTAGAAATAGAAGAATTAAAAAATGAATTAACTACTATAGTAATGACTCAAACTAGCACGGGTCCTAATGCTAGAGATAGATGGGATACTCCAGAAATTAAAATGCCCAATGGTAAAAAGGGAAGATTAAGAAAAGATAGATATAGCTCATTATTAATAGCAAATATGTTAGCTAGACAGATGCAAAGAACTTTACAACCTATGCAATATGATATTGTTGGTGGCAATGCTAGAAATATAATAGATAATAAAGGTAAGATGTATAAGGGTCCAGATTGGTTCGTATCTGGAGCTAATGATGACATATATACAGGTATATATAAAAATTAGTGTATAATAATTCAATAGTAATGCATTCCTATTACAATACAAGTGAGTAAATATGGCTAAAAGATACCCAAAGAGTGATTCAATACAAGACGCTACAACTGTAGGTCAAGAGGCTTATGTTATGTGGGGTAATGACCCTGAAAGTCAACGTATTGCTATGGCTAAGTCGTCAGAATCTTTGGAAGAATTTACAAGCATACAAAAGTCTACCGCTGGTACAGGAAGACGATATAGCTTGGATTATTCGGATCTTACTCCTCAAGGAGGAAGTAAACCGGGACTTACAAGATCTGATTATTATTTCTTTCGTCCAGATGAAGCTATTCCTAGAGAACTAAAGGCTATTATCAGAAAAGCAGAAGATATATACCAGAGAGTAGGATTAGTAAAAAATGTTATAGATTTGATGGGGGACTTTGCTGCTCAGGGAGTAAGAATAGTACATAAGAATAAAAGGATAGAAAAATTTTATAGACAATGGTTTAAAAGGGTATGTGGCAGAGAAAGATCCGAAAGGTTTTTGAATAATTTATATAAAACTGGAAATATAGTAATTAATAGACAGTTTGGTAAACTAAGCGTAAAGGTTGCAGATAAATTATACCAAGGAGTTGCTTCTCCTGATTTACAAGTTCAAGATTTAGATACGATAAAAATTGAAAAAAGAGAGTTGCCCTGGAAATATACTTTTATTGATCCTGTACTTGTTAATGTATCTGCTGGTAGTCTTGCTTCATTTGTAATGGACAAAAGATATGAATTGACACTTCCTGCTGGATTGAGAAGAATCATAAATAGTCCTAAAACAGAAATTGAAGCTAATATAGTTAAAAACTTACCTGCACAGATTATTGAAGCAGCTAAAAATAAAAAAGCTTATCCTCTTGATCCAGATAAAACTATTGTGGCACATTATAAAAAGGATGATTGGCAGAGCTGGGCATATCCAATGATGCACGCTATTATGGACGATATAATGATTATCGAAAAGTTAAAACTCGCAGATATGTGCGCTTTAGATGGAGCAGTATCAAATCTACGTATTTTTAAATTAGGTAGCCTAGAACACAAAATAGCTCCAACCAAAGCTGCTACAGCTAAACTAGCTCAAATTCTGGGCAATAATGTGGGTGGGGGTACAATGGATTTGATCTGGGGTCCAGATATTGAGTTGATAGAATCTAAAACTAATGTACATCAATTTTTAGGAGAAGGTAAATATATACCACATTTAAATTCTATATATGCGGGTCTTGGAATTCCTCCAACATTAACTGGAACATTTGGTGCAAGTGGTACAACAAATAATTTTATATCACTAAAAACCCTAACACAAAGATTACAGTATGGAAGAGATGTATTAATTAGCTTCTGGGAAAAGGAGATGGAGTTAGTACAAAAGGCTATGGGTTTTAGATATTCAGGTAAAATAGAATTTGATAAAATGGATCTGTCTAATGAAGATGCTGAAAAATCATTATTAATTCAGTTGGTAGATAGAAACTTAATATCTGATGAGATTTTACAGAGTAGATTTGGACTAGATCCAGATATGGAAAAATCTAGACTCAATAGAGAAAAGAGAGATAGGGATGGAGGTAGAATGATAGAAAAATCAGGCCCTTGGTTTGATCCTCAATTTGAAAACTCCTTAAAGAAAATGTCTCTACAATTAGGGATAGTTACTCCAAGTCAAGTAGGATTAGAATTAGAAAAAAAGAAAAATGGGGAAAAAAATGCTATTGAAATGAAAATAAGCAATACCCCAACGAAGTTGGCAATCGATCCGACATCGGATTCGTTGCCCAAAGAGTCTGGTGACGGAAGACCAAAATTATCTAAAGATAAAACAAAAAGAAAAACTAAAATATTTAAACCTCAAACAGGTGCTAAATTAATGATATGGGCTAAAAATTCCCAAGATCAAATTAGTGATATTATTAATCCTATTTTATTAGAGTTTTATAATAAAAAAAATATAAGAAGTTTATCCAGTACAGAAATTAAAGAATTAGAGCAGGTAAAAACTAATATATTACTAAATTTAACGCCTGATACAATAATATCTAGCGACAATATAATTCAGTCTTTTAATAGATTAACTGTAGATTCGACCAATATTAGACAATATAATTCATGGCTAAACCGATTACAATCAGATATGGGTAGAGAACTATCTACCGAAGAAAAGAAACAATCCAATGCTATGTATTATTCTATGGTGTATTCAGATACTATAGATTAGGAGTAATAAACTATGCAAATATTTAGTCATGAGATTGACGACGGTTTAACAGAACTTCTGTCTGCTACTGCATCAATATCTTATGCTTCTATGGTTGAGCCATTTACTGGATCAAATAATAGTAAGGCCTCTATTAATTATATTAAGAGCTTAGCAGCTTTTGATGATAGTGATTTATATTATGTTCAATCTATTCTAGTAAGTTCTTCGTGGAATAAAAATGATGATATATTTGATAGTAAAGAAGTATGGGCAGCTAAAAATACTCCAGAAGATAAACCCACTAATTTAGAACATGACGAAGCTGTAATTATAGGGCACATTACCTCTAATTGGCCTATAACTGAGGAAGGAGTATTAATTGACGATAATACTCCACCAGAAGAACTTCCTGATAAATATCATATATTAACAGGATCTGTAATATACAAAGCATTTACTTCTCCAGAACTAAAAGAGAGGTCTGATAAACTAATAGCTGAAATACAAAATGGTACTAAGTATGTTAGTATGGAATGTTTCTTTAAGGGGTTTGATTATGGTCTAGTAGAAAAAAATACTGGATCATATAAAATATTATCTCGAAATGAGGATACCTCTTATTTAACTAAATACCTACGATCTTATGGAGGTATGGGAGAACATGAAAATTACAAAATTGGGCGAGTTTTGCGCAATATAACCTTTTCTGGTAAGGGTTTTGTTGATAGGCCAGCTAATACTGATAGTATAATTTTCACTAAAAATATATTATCTGAAACGACCAATAAAAGATCTGATGTTGCATATATAGAAAAAAGAGAAGAGATTATAAAATCTGGTGTATTTAATACTCAGTCCAACACTAATTCGGAGAATAACATTATGAGTTCAAAAGAAAAGATAATCGTTGCTGAAGAAGTAGAGCTAACAGTTAGTGATGATGTTGTCTATACAAAAGAAGCATCAGATACCCTTCAGGCAAAAATAGCTGATCTTACATCATCTAATCTTGAAATGGAAGATGAAATCGCTCAAGGTGCAAAAAAGACCAAAGAGCAGATGAAAAAGATGCAAGAAGCAATGGATAAAAAACAAGAAGAAATGGATAAAATGTCAGATGATTCTGAAGCTGCTATGAGGGCTATGAAATTAGAACTAGATGCAGCCAATAGTATCATTGAAAAATATCGAGATGCTGAAGCTACTATGCATAAGAAAGAAAAGAATATGCTTAGAAAAGCATCATTAGTAGACAAGGGCCTAGATGCTGAAGTTGTTGCTAGCATATTGGAAAAATTTGATACTATGGAAGATGAAGCTTTTGATGCTATGACTTCCCTTTTTGCTGCTGGTCTTCCTCCTTGGCTAGAAAAGTACAAGATAGAAAAAGATAGCACCAAGAAGGAAGATCCTAAGAAGAAGGAAGATCCTAAGAAGAAAGCTTCTGAAGATAATAGCGACATATCTGTCCTTGAAAATGTTGAAGTAGAGGACTCTGTAAGCTTAAGTATTGGTGAAGAATCAGATGACTCTTCATTAAGTTCCACAAGAGCAGCTTTGGTAGAATTCGTGTA